TTGGCACTTGGGTGAACTTCATAGTCCCGCTTGGCAGCGAGCATTTTTTTCTTATATATCGTACGCTCATTGTAAATCTTCTCCATCATTTCAGGTAGGAATCCCCTTATGTCCTTGCGGTATTGTGCTCCATTGGCACACACTGCATAATCTCCATCGATTCTAACTGTTCTACCGAGCAGTCCATCAACGGTGGCACTAGGATGTCTGGTTCCAAGTAAGGTTTCGGGGCTGATGTTGTACTGCATGATGAGATGAGGATACAGACTGTTAAGGTCAAAACTGACAACCCAATCGTATTTGCCTGGTATAGGTTCTTTGACATAAGCACCTGCATATTTCTCATCTTTCTTTGCTCCTTTTTTAGCTGGTACAACGACCTTTCTATCTGTAAGATAGTTATAGATCATCGTATCCCACATACGTACCTGACTATACACATCTTCAAAGTTTGCCTTGGCATCATAAGACATAGTGATTGCTAATTCAAGCAACTTCATCTTGTCTTCCAGTCTATCAATCAACTCAACGTCTTGGATGTTGTACTCAATAAACTTCTGCCAATCTCTTGTATAGAAGTCTTTAAAGTTCTCATACTCACTGTGATCTAACTTACGCTGTCCTAATTCAACAAAGGCGATATGATCGAGTCTATATGACTCCTGGTTACTATAAGTAAACTTACGATAAAGATCAAGATAGTCAAGAATGTTGATCCCACTAATATCATAAGCATAATTTTTACGTCCTTGGACATATACTTCCCTCTCATTAGCACGGTTCCAAGGTGATAGTGATCTCATCCACTTGTCACCAAGAACTCTGTTTACACGACGAGCAATATAAGGTACGTCATACAGGTTAACATTCCAACCTGTCAATATATCGGGTGTATTTAATGTCCACCACTCCAAGAAATGAGAAAGCATCTCCTTCTCATTCCAAAAAATATTTGCTTCTATACCATCAGGTACATCAAATTCTCTTACTGCCCAAACAAAAAACTTTTTAGTTATAAGATCCTTAACGGTAATAGATAGCATCTCTTCTGCTGCTTCTTCTACAGAAGGGAATCCATTATCACATTGAACCTCAATGTCCAATGCATAGATCTTCATTTGATTTATATTATAATCAACCTCACCAGGAAACTCACGTCTTATATATTGATATACAAAACGCTCATAACCAAAGACCTCAAACCCTTCTACACCATCATACTGTTTAATGAATTCTCTGGCACTCCTTGCCGTCATGAACTCTATAGGTTTTACAGGTCTACCATCTAATGTATGAAATTCCTCTTCCTTATTAGATGGAACATATAACGTAGGTGAAAACTGTCCACGAAACTGGACAGGTTTACCATCCTCATACCCTCTATACAGGATAGTGTCCCCTGCTAACTGGATGTTCGTATAGAACTGACTCATTTAATATCTTTGTAGAGCTTAGCTACTTCGGGACTTGGATCCAGTATACTCAAAACAACGTCAGATGTCAAGAACATGTCACGTTGGGAACTATACTTTGGAAATTCCACCAATCCATCATCAGTGACCTCATAGCATCCTTCCATAAGAATACTAGGTTCCTCATCAAGTTCTGTGACTGCTCCAATCAGATACTCAGGTCGTTGCTTCAACAGGATTATCTTGATCTGCTCCTGGAGCATCAAGTCCTCCATCGGTTCCAGGGGTGCTTCCTGCGGTGTCTGTACTGTCTCCTCTTCCATTAGTTGCTCCTACTAGTTCGTTGTATTTTTTAATAATTTCCTCATATGTCTCATATGCTGTCACTACCTCATCAAGTTTCAACATGATAGTATCTTTTGATGATAGAGGTGCCCAAGGTCTAAAACTTATTTCAGGATCACTAACCTTTTGGATGTCATCCTCTTCAAGTTCTTGCTCCATTACATAAACATTATAAGGGTTTCGTAATTGAAATGCTATGGGTTTCTCAGGTTCTTCCTTAGTTGTAACCTCATAGAGATCAGCAATTACATCCTCACCGTTTCGCATTCTTACGATTCTTACGCTCATAGGATCTCCTGTTGATTTCATTAACTGATTCTTTAATAATGTCCTTCAGTATTCTTGCCTCAGGAACATTCTTTTCCTCTGCAATAGGTCGGACATATCGTAGAAGTTCTTCAGTATAACTCGAAGGTACGTCAACTGTCAAGAGGTCAGAGTCACCATCATGGTTGCTCGGTTTTAAATTCAAATAAACATTCATTATATTCTCCAAAGAAAAAGAGACCCGTAGGTCTCTTCTGTTGTGTATTATATAGGTTAGTAATCATCCTCCATCCGACTCTCAATGAATTCTTTGTTCTGCTTACATACACCATGCACATCTATATTTTGATGAAGATGTGCCATAGTATGAATGGTTTCTATACCACCGAAGCAGATCAATAGCATCATTGGTAGCATCCATAGTGGATGACTTGCTACTTCACCTGTTGTTTTCATAACCTAAAATTTTAGGTGTCTCATTATATATGTTATGAGCAATAAACTAAGCAGTGTGTGTTGGTGGGATGTAATCGACATTCTTTGTCCCAAAAGGATTCTTTAGGAACCCTTTTAATGTCGCTAATAGCATTCTTAATGATGCTGAATGGAGTAGTGAGTTTCATGATGCACCTCCTAAGTAATTTTTACGGTTATGATGCTCAGGAACAACCTTTCCTAAGGAAACCAATAGGAGTCCATCTTCAAAGCTGACCTGTCGTACTTCCGTATCATCAGAGAGCGTCCAAGACCGTTTGAATGACCTTTGGGCGAGCCCTTTGTGGACAAACTCTCCATCTGCTTCTTTATCTTCCTTGATGCCTTCGACAAATAATTTTCCAAACTCCGTATAGACTTTAACTTCATCTTTCTTGAACCCTGCAAGTGCTATCTCCAATCTTGACTCATGATTATTTAACTGAACCAGGTTGAATGGTGGATAGTTTGATGTAGGTACTTGTGAATTCCAGAACTGATCGAAGTAATTGTCGAGACCAATACTGTTACGTGCGATCTTTTCCATCAGTTGTGGTAGATCATCAACACGATATTTTGATAAACCTGTCATGGTGAACCTCCTTTTAAAGCTAGGTTTAGTGTGTTGTCCCTTTCGGCGACACTACTATTTAACCATATACTTAAGATTTCTGGAAGTGTACATGCCGAACATGGAATGTAGTATTAAGCGAACCTATATAGTTCTAGGTAAAAATGTCTAAAAGCATGAAAAGATTACTACCAATTATTATGCTCTTGGGGTTAGCACCTTCTGCTCGTGCAGATCTAACATCTAGATTTACAACCAGTGTTCAACTACAAGTTAACGCTGCTGCAACACAAATGCAGAGAGTAGGTAACTCATACAGCATATCTGGATCTAACGTTGACACAACTGATGGTACGACAGCTAATACCATAACAGGTGGTACTATTGCCAATGGTATCTACGGACCTGGTACTATTACTGCTACCCAAGACGACCCAGGTGAGGCATTCAGCTTCTCAACTGCGTTCACTCAAGGAGACGCTTTGGTAACATCTGCACCTTCAGTTGGTTCTGTTAGTGCATTAAGTAACCAATTATCTACTGCTTCTGGGACCGCAGGAAACTTGGCTGGAACTGTGACTTCGCAAGGTGCGTTGACTATAGTTGCTGGTGGAGCTGGCACTTCAGCTACTGGACAGTTCGTATCTGAACTAGAAATTGATTAGTGAATCTATTCAAAATTTTTCAGAAAAATGATGAAGAAGATTCTGAGATATGTTCTTGTTGTGGGATGTGTAAGTGCAGGTGCTGTACCTGCCCTGGCGGTCCCAGTGGTCCCGAACTTCCAGCAAGGCTCGATGACGAGCCATACCGAGACTGAAAGTACAGTCACGGAGACAATAAATTCAATTGATTATAGAACAGGATGGGAATACTCAGTAACTGGGGTAGGGGTTTCAAACAACGGACAAGCGTTGAACCCACCCGTGAATACATCAACCGTGACAGTGACTCCATCATCAGCAGGAAATGGTTCAGCTGGTGGAGTGACAATAACAGGAGCAGTGACAAGTTCGTTCGACCAACTAGACTTCTCTCAAGCGAACAACTTTACAATCACCAATCCTGGAGAGGCATTTCAATTTACCCAAACATATCAAGGTCCAGGCATTACCAACCAGACCGTAATTCAAAGAGTGACCAACGTAAAAAGCGTCACAGACACAACAAGTACCTTTACCCAATAGCACTATGTCTAACTCAACTTGCGACTGCCCCTGCCATACTGGCGGAAGGTGTCGGGGGTGTAAGTGCAACAGCTAACCCTATAGCTAATAGTTCTGGCTCAGTAACCAACCAGGCAATACAAGTTTTACAAGGTCCATACGTAACTAACACCTACGGTGGTGGTGTATCATGTCAAGGTACGACTCTTAACATGACACCGTATGTTCAGTTTGCTGATTCAAGAAAGTGGCCCTGGGAAGATTTTTATAACGAACCTCAATATAACCTATCAGACTTTAGTGGTAGAACTACTAAGCAGACTGTTACTGTAAAGAACTACCCTTGGGAATCATGGTACGATGATCGTACTAAGGATGATGGTAGTAGATGGTTTGAAGATGGAGATGATATACAAATAGAAATAGATGTTGATGGTCCTGATGGTGTACCAGATGTAGTAGCCGATGGTGGAGATATGGATCCTACTTGGTAT